TGTTCGACATGTCGCTGACCTATGGCAAGGCGGCGCAGAATTTTAATACCAGTCTCGTCAGGTTTAACGTTAACGTGAGCACGACGGTCTGGTTAGTGGCGCTCGGCCCGGCGACAACGGCGACCGGCTACATTTCCGCTAGGCGGGTACGCTGATGTATACGCCCGTCATCTTCGAGCACCCGCATTATGGCACGCTGCTGGTGGCCAACATGATCGACATCGACAACGAGATGACCGACGATATCGAGCTGGCGATATGGGTGGTGTGTCCGCTGCCTAACGGCGACTGGCTGCCTGTGTGTGCGTCACAAGGTACACTTATGCAGGTGAAGACACTACAATGATTGGATAAACCTCTATGCCTAGCGTGAGTCAGAAACAACGTGGGGCCATGTTCGCCGCCAAAGCGGGCAAGAGCACGCTTGGAATCCCTCAGAAAGTAGGTAGCGACTTCGTCGACTCCGACAAAGCTAAGAGCAAGGCCGACCTCGCCAAGCTTCCTTTACGCAAGGGTGCACCAAAAGCCGCACCAACCAGGAAAGGATGACTCCATGTCTCCCAAGACCACCAAGGTTCCCCCGGTCGCTACGACCGGGGCCGACAACGACTACTGCCCGCAAGGCGGTAATTACGATCGCGTCTATTCCGGCGATCTCGATGAGATGGACACGGAATTCGAGACTCGCGATGCCAAGGTAGACGCGACGCGCGAGGAGTTTGCTCATCAGGACAAACCCAACAAGCCTGCAGCCTGGGATTAGATGGCGACCATCCTCGACTACAAGCCGGCGCCAACCATCAAGGCGTTCATCAAGGACCATCGTAGTCAGGCGCTGTTCTACAGCTGGATCGTCGGACCCGTGGGCTCCGCGAAGACCACGGCGCTGTTCTTCAAGCTGATCTACATGGCGATGAAGCAGCAGCCCAGTCCAGATGGGATCAGAAGGACCAAGGGCGTCATCGTCCGCAACACCCTGCCGATGCTCAAGGACACCACGCTGGCGTCCTGGGAATACTGGTTCAAGGACGGCGTCGCCGGCGCATGGAGCGCCACCGACAAGATTTTCATACTTCGTTACGGGGACGTCGAGTGCACTGTTCTGTTTCGCCCCATCGACACGCCCGACGACGTACGAAGAGTTCTCTCGCTGGAGATCAACTTCGCGATCATCGACGAGTTCGTGGAAATCCCTAAGGCGATCGTCGACGCCTTATCAGCTCGGTTGGGTCGCTACCGCCAACCGGACGGCACGCCGGTCACGATCTGGGGGATGTGGGGTTCATCGAACCACGGCACCGAGGATGTGTGGTGGTACGACTACCTGCACGGTCCTGCTGTGCGCAGGTATAGGCGTCCGACTGGCATCCTGGTGCCTCAATTGGTTCCTGATAGCATGGGAGATATCGCCACCTGGATGGCCCCTGCCGGTGCGCCGGCAACACTGGAACCGATCGCGTCTTACTACCACCAGCCCGGAGGCTTGAGCGCCGATGCCGAGAATCTAGAAAACTTACCAGGAGGCAAGCAGTATTATCTCGACGCCATCGCCGGCAAGGGCGAGTCCTGGATCAGGCAGTTCGTCGATGCCGAGTGGGGCTTCAGCATAGCCGGCAAAGCAGTGGTATCAGGCTTCCGCGCCGATCTCCATATTGCGCTGCCCAACACTCTGACACCTAACCCTTACTTTCCGTTGGTGGTCGGACTCGACCCTGGTATTACCGGCTCGGCCATGATCATCGGGCAGCAGGACTACGACGGTCGCATCCGCGTATTTGCCGAATTGGTCCAGCAGGGTATGGGAGCCGAACGCCTTGTTCAGGAAAAACTTCAGCCGCTGTTGCGAAACAAGTTCCCACAGTGTCAGCGCGTCATCGTCGCCGCCGACCCGGCAGCTTCATCCCGCACCCAGACCGACGAGCGCACGGTCGTCAAGATTTTCAAGCAGCACTACGACGTGGATGTCGAGTCCAACAACCGGCTGCCGCTGCGGCTGGACGCCATCGACCACTATACCAACACCCTCGTTGAGGGGCGGCCAGCCTTGCAGGTCGACCCTTCTTGTCAAATGCTGATCCGCGCCTTGAAGGGAGGTTGGCGCTACTCCGCCGATCTCAAGCGCGAGACGCTCCGCGGCCACGACCCCGAGAAGAACGCTTATAGTCATCCTGGAGATGCCTTTGGCTATCTTTGTCGGTTCTTTCATCGTGACCGCCAGCGCGAGGCGCGCTACCGTCTCCCAATAGGCAGCTTGGCGGTCCGGCGCCAGGGCGTACTTCGTCCGCCGGAACGTAACTCATATCATGTGCGGTAGAGCGAGATAGAATGGCGATCCCGACTAGTGAGCCGCCGCTGAACACAGCGAAAGCGTATCCTGATCCGGCCCTCAAGCCGCCGGCTCTCGATATCCCTACGCCTGCTCCTAGCAAAGATAAGCTGGTTTCTCCTGGGGCTGACGCACCGGTCAAGAAGATTTCATCCGAGGCGCTGCGTACTTTGGGCCAGCGCTTCAACCAGATGTTCATGCAGTACGTGAGTGACCGCCGCATCGTCGAATTGAGGTGGCTGGCCAACCAGAGACAGTATCTCGGTCTCTACGATCCTGAGGTCGAGAAGTCGATGAGCCCTAACCGGTCCAAGGCTTATCCCAAGATCACAAGAACAAAGTGCATTAGCGTACTAGCACGGATCATGAACCTGATGTTCCAGGGCAACGAGCGCAACTGGGAAATCCATGCTGCGCCGTGGCCGGACATCACCGTACAAGAAATTCGGGAAGCAATACAATTGGCGCAGGAGAAAGATCAATTAGCTGGCGTGTCGACACCTGATCCAACCGATTCGTTCGCCTTCAACGGCTACGTGATGACCGCTCTAGAGCGGTATGCTGATTTGCGTGCTGACAAACTAGCTCTGCTGATTGACGACCAGCTTCAGGAACTGGGCGGGCATCAGGCGCTGGATTACGTTGCCCTTAATAGGGCTGTGATTCGTAGTGGGATCATGTATGGCCTCGGAGTACTCCGAGGTCCGTTCGTGCGAAAATCTGAGACCGTGACGTGGAAGGTAATAAAGCCTCCGCCGGGGTTACCCCCACAATTACCCCCAGCACAGCCTGGACTGCCCGGTCTGCCTAATCCGCCGGGATTGCCCCGCGGCGGAGCCGCGGGCATGGGGTTACCCACAGCGGGTAAAATGAACGGTGGTGCACCGCAGATGAATGGCGGTGCGCCGCCGTCTCCGCCGCTGCCGATCGTCAAGCCAATCAAGCAGACAGTCTTCAAGCCTTATTTCGAGTTCCTCCCGGTGTGGGACTTCTACCCTGATCTGAGCGCTAAAACACTCACTGGCATGGACGGTTATTTCGTGCGCCTCGTCATGAGTCGCACCCAGGTAAAAGAGCTGGGTGGCCGTCCTGATTTTTTCCAGAGTGTCATCGACTCCTATCTGCAGCGCTACCCGATTGGTAACTATCGCGCCCAGCAGTTTGAGATCGAGCTGCGGGCGATGGGCGTCAAGGTCAATGTCAACGAGATGAAGACCGAGACGATGAAGTACGAAGTCATGGTGTGGCATGGTTCGGTAGACGGCATGCTGCTTCAGGAAGTCGGGGTAGATGTGCCGGCGGACAAGCTTTCTGATTACATCGACGCGGAAATCTGGATGCTCGATGCCAACGTCATCGGTGCACGTCTCAATCCTTGGGAGGCTCTTGCCAAGGAGATGCCTTCGGTACCTATCCCGCGGATGATCCATACTTTTCTCTTTGACGAGGACGATACGAGTCCCGTTGGGTTTGGTCTGCCGCAAGCGATCAGGGACAGCCAGATGATGGTCGCCGCTGCTGTGCGCATGCTGCTCGATAATGCAAGCGTCGTGTGCGGTCCCAACATAGAACTTAACACGGACTTACTTCGCCTCGATCAGGATTTGAGCGCCATCAGCGCATACAAAGTCTGGTACCGCGAAGGCTCCGGGCCCGAGGCGCAATTGCCGGCAGTGCGTAATATTCAGATTGACGCTCACCTCGATAGTCTCTTGAAGGTCGTGGAGCTTGGATTGAAGTTCGCCGACAGCGAGACGTTCATCGGTCCGGCGACCGGCGGCGATATGGAGCACCAACCTTCTGAGCCGCTGCGCACGGCGGCGGGCGCGAGCATGTTGCGAGGCGACGCGGCTCTACCTTTCAAGGATATTATTCGTTCATTTGATACTTTCACACAGAGTGTGATCAACTCCATGGTTCTCTTTAATCGTGTTTTCAATCCGAACCAGGCGCCCGATGGCGACTACGATGTGGTGGCGCGTGGTGCTACATCCCTCATGGCCAAGGAATTGCGTGGCATGCAGGCTGATTCGCTGGTGCAGACGCTCAAGCCTGAGCAGATGATCCACGTCGACGAGCGCAAGCTCACCGAGGCCCAGGTTAAAGCGCGGGATATGGACGACATCCTGGTGACCGAGGACGAAGCATCACGCCGCCAGCAGGCGCAGA